GATGAAACTCAACAGGTCTGTGACAGCTATGTTTCCCTTGCTGTAAGGTCTAATTAGACACACCTGATGAGTTATTCATTCCAATATATAAATAAGGTTTATTAGTTTATTTCCTCGAAGAGGTTTTTTATAACAACACTCAACACCAATGATGATGTTGAGGTTGTCTAAGGGTTTTTTCTGGTAGCCTAATAGTCCCTATACCAGCCGGCGTTAAAATAAACTATCACGCCGTCTCTAGACAATACGCAGTGGACTGCACGTGATAGTTAGTAATAGATAATAGTGCATGTGAGTGTAGCACCAGGCTGACCACTCACAATACACTAGCCCCACGCATTGGCTTAGTAGAGGTGTGACGTAATAGCTCGAGCTAATTAGTCCACTTACACGTGTAACCCTCTCGTAGGTGTCAAGCATTAACAGCATTATTGCCGTTAGTCTTCACACCCCCTTAGAGGTCGAGGTATGTAATCATACAACTCAATATATAAATAAGGTTATACTAGATCATCTCCCCGAAGGGGTTTGTTGTTGTGTTACCCATCCACATTGCGTGTTGTGTAGTGATGAGGTTTTTAAACGAGCGAAGCGAGTGCTGTGTGTGTAGGCTACAGGTGGTAATTCTAAAAGTGACTTTTTGAAAAGTTACTCTATTTCACAAAAGCCATACCCCTATATCCCATTTTTGTTTTGACCGGGGGATAAATTGTAGAATATAAAGCATACGACTATAAGTTAAAAAAAAATTAATAAAAAAATTACCACTCGACTATGTCTCAAAAAAAAAAAAAAAAAAAAAATAAAAAATTTCAGCTATAACACTCATTTCATTTAGGGCCTATTTAAGCGTACATTTATGTATGATCAAGATAGCCACTAAAATATTCTGTACAGCTGTATATCTGCTTGGTGGTACAGTCAGGATTGAGTTGGTTATACTTCCTAGGACACTGGCAATGTTATCTTTCTTTTATTTTATATACATAGTGTTTCCTTTGATAAAGCTTGGCTATTATTATTTATTTACTTACATTTGGGCATGAATTGGAAAGATTACTTAACATCTAAAGGCTTCATATACAATGAGAAGAAGGATTCCTGGATCAAGGGTAAAGGGTGGGGTAAGTCTTATTCAGTTTCTATGATAATGAAAGGATTGTTTGAAATAAAGGATGCTGGAGATGTAGTATTCTCTGATTACGTAAATAGTCTTGAAGAATTTAAGGCATTAATTAAAAAATACATAGATGAGTAAATACGAATTTAACGACTTAATAGATGGATCTATCAGCACAACATCAAACCCAATTCTAACCCAGACCCATAGCTACTTAAATGGTATACAAGTTAATCATACTGGTATCAATAATCATACTAGTATCAATACAAATTATTTAATTAGTATTCCGGATGGTGAGATTACATTTGAGGAATTAAATAAAACTATGAATACTTTGTCTAATGCAGTTGTCCATATGCAAACCAAGATAAAGGATTTAGAAAAAAAGAAAGAATCTGAAAAGATTAATAAAAGAAATATATTTAAAAAATAAAATATGATATTATTTATAGAAGCAGTAATAGTACTTGGCTTAATTGCATTTCCAATAGTAAAGACTTACTTTAAGGGTGCTGTAGAATGGATGTGGATAAGTGGACTAGTTCTTGGAATTAATGCAGGAGCAGTAATGTTTAGTGCAATGATTGATGATGAAAAAAGGATCTTTAAGATGTATACTTTTCAATTCCACCTTTTTCTAATAACAGTAAGCATGGCCTTTTCAATAGAGAAGCCAGATTATGAACTTGAAGAAGAAGAAGAGTAATGGAGACAGAAGATTACAACTCAAAAGATTACACCTTGTACAACTCATTCCTAGAAGCTGCAGCTGACTTTGTAACAGAACAAGACGAAGAGTGGATAGCTAAAGAAGTAGATAAGACTGTAGATTACTTAAAAGCCATGGAGCCTTCAAAGACTGCAAAAAGAAATCTTCCTTGGAAGACATCAAAAGATGGTGATATCTAAATTTGGATTATAGGTAAATAAGATATATCTTTACAAAATAGTTATTACAGTGTTTTAACTGATATAAAATCTGCAGCTAATCAATCAACACATATTGAAAGGGTACAGATGATCAGGGAGGTTTAAGTAATAATGTTGAATACACAGGAAACCTTTTATACTATACGCTTAAGATTGGACTGGATATGGAACAAGTAATTCCTTCTGAAATAACAGATGTTATCAGTCCTTGGCAATTTTACACTGTCTTAAGGAAGGTATAAAGAAAACTGTTCCAGAGAACACTAACCCAGTGATTCTCAAGGGATTTGTGTTTTTAATCGTTAATATTAATAAAGTTGTTTCACAAATATAATGTCTAGAGAATAATACCTCTAGGCATTTTTTTATGGAATATATTAGGATTTAGGTTTTTTTTAATATATATTTGGAAAAACCTAAAAGAAAATGAGTACAGAAAAAGAGCCTAAAGAAATTACAGTTGAAGACATTAAACAACAAATGACTGCTGATGACCTGGCAAAAACCTTAAGGCTTGCTCCTTCTAAAAGAGTAATACTTGGTCTAACAAATGACCACCTAGTAAAACACAACGCACTTATATTCCACAAAGGATCTTCCTTATCATCTGCACAACGCAAAATGGTACAGGAGAGAGTTGCCTATGGATTAAACAAAGGAACTATTACTACTGAGCAAGTTGCGGGAGAGATCAATAAACTAAATGCTCTTATTCAAGGAGAATTAATAAAAATTACTAAAGATGACAGTATCACTGAGCACTCAGTTTCAGATAAGGAAGAAACTGGAGAAGATTCTTGATCTTGCAAAAGAAAGAGAAACTACCTGCATAACAATAATGACAAACAGAGATTGGCACATAAAAGTGTTTAATTTCTTTTTAAATCATGATAAGATAGGATGGATGAAGATTGGAGGAAACACAATCTTTATAATTAAAGAAATGAGAATAGAACTTAAACCAATAGACTTTTATATATGAGTAGATTTAGTCAAATAGTAAGTGGATACAAAAACTTAGTTAAATCTAAGTTAGGGTTGTCCGATGAAAAAGATGAAGAGATCTTTGAAGCAAGAAGAACAATATGCAACGCATGTAAGTTTAAGTCTGCATTAGATAGATGTTTAAAGTGTGGATGCCCATTAGGAGCAAAGACAAGAAGTCTTGATAGTGATAATGGTTGTCCAGAAAAACACTGGTAATATGATATTAACAATAAATCTACATCCGGAAGTAGTAAAGTTTCTTGAAGAAACAGGAACAGTCTATTTTGACAATACAGGAGAGAAGTCCTATATAGTTAATGGCACTATGTATAAAGAAACAAATGAAGAAGGATTATACACAACACAATTCATACAAGATTAATGACAGAAATTAAGTTTGACCAGGAAGTAAGAGATGGCATCAAGGCCGGAGTAGATGCCTTGGCCAATGCAGTAAAAGTAACCTTGGGCCCAAGAGGACTCAATGTAATTATACAGAGACACAATCAAGATCCTCAAGTTACTAAAGATGGAGTTACTGTAGCAAAAGAGATTGAGCTAGAAGATCCTATACAAAACATGGGAGCAACTGTAGTTAAGAGAGTGGCAGAGAAATCTAACGATGATGCTGGTGACGGAACTACAACAGCTACTGTCTTGGCCCAAGCAATTCTAAGTGAAGGGCTAAAGCTTGTAGCTGCCGGATATAATCCTGTAGAAATTAAAAGAGGAATAGATAAAGCTACACAGGTAATAGTAGGTCACCTTAACAGTTCGGCCATACCGGTAACACACGGATCAGACATGATAGAGCACATTGCTACTATCTCTGCAAACAATGATCCTGAAATAGGTAAGATTGTTGCAGAGGCATTTAGAAGAGTAGGGTCAGATGGAGCTGTGAGTGTTGAAGAAGGTGCAGGTTTTGAGACTGTAGTTCACAGAGTAGACGGATTACAATTTGATAGAGGAATGGCCTCATCATTCTTCTCTACTTCTCCTGATAAGGCAGAAGCAACAATGAGGAACCCCTTAATACTAGTAGTAGAGGGAAAGGTAACAACCAAAGAACAAATAATGGCAGTACTAGAACCGGTAATAAAACTAGGGAAACCTTTAGTTATAATAGCGGAGGACATTGCCGGAGATGCATTGTCAACACTTATACTAAACAAGTTAAAGGGTGGGCATAGTCTTGCAGCAGTAAAGGCACCAGGATTTGGATCATTAAGAACAGACCTAACTAAAGACATAGCAATCATTGTAGGAGCACAAGTAGTTCCTGCTGATATGGTGGCTGATATAACATCAGAATACATTGAACAACTATTAGGCACGGCAACAACAGTTAAGATTGAAGGTATGTCTACTGTGATAATGGGTGGGAAAAGAAGTGAAGAAGAGGTAGCTGATAGGATAAAAGAAATTGAGGCAAAGATAGCTGACAATAAGATAACTAAATTTGAGGTAGACAAACTACTTGAAAGAAAGGCAAAATTAGGTGGAGGCGTAGCAATTATAGAAGTTGGGGCAAAGTCTGAGATTGACATGAAAGAAAAGAAGGATAGAGTTGATGATGCAAAGGAAGCAGTAATATCAGCACTTGAAGAAGGAGTTGTGTTAGGCGGAGGATGTGCACTACTCAACTGCAAAGACTTAGTAGTGAACGTGTTAGAAAATACCGATGAAAAAATAGGGGTGCAACTAATAATGAAAGCTATAGAGGCACCATTCAGAACAATATGCGATAACGCAGGTGTTAGTTCAGATTTGAAAATAGAAGGGGTAATGTCTAGGCCTACAGGAACCGGATACAATGCAAAAACAGATGAATATGTAGAAATGATTGACGCAGGTATACTTGATCCAAAAAAGGTTACAAGAATAGCACTAGAAAGTGCTGCTAGCGTTTCAGGCACATTGCTCACTACAGCATGTGCCATAACAATAAAATAAGATGAAACATGAAGAACTGATTCGAGAAATTGAAAGAAGAGAACAGCAAAATCAAATGGCTCCTTTTCCAATGCATGACACGGAAGTAATTAACGATTTAAAAATACTTAATATGATGACAGCAAAAGAAGGATACGAGCAAGAGCCGGTTACCTATTGCAAAACGTGTATGTCTATACACATTAAAACTATAGAGTTTGAAGATGGGCCAGGGGGAGAAGAAAGATATGTGGACTATTGCGTTCCTTGTGGAAACACAGATTTAGATAAAGTTTATTTAGCAGAGTGGGAAGAACTTTATGCTGAGAAGTATGGTGATAAATTTCTAACCAAAAATAATAAGTAACATGAATATATTTAGTTTTGACGGATGGAAAGACAATGCTTTTAAAGCTAAATATATAGACTCTGATCTTAAGGTCCTGGAAATCAAAGCATCTTGGTTTCACAATCAAGTTGAAGAGATGAATAAACAAATGACTAAATTAAAATTATTAATAAACACAGTCATAAGTGGATCTAAAGAAAAAAACAAGTATGAGCTATCAGTTAAAATAAATCAGTATGACGGCAGGAAACAACATGAACATAAAGAGAATACACACAGACAAGAAATCAATATTTAGATATTGGTTGGCTCTTCTCAAGCCTTATCATAAATTAAGGCAAAAAGAAATAGACGCATTAGGGCTGTTGTTATATTATCGATATGAATTGACTAGAGAGATAAAGGATATAGACATGGTTGACATGATTCTATTCTCCACCCAAACTAGAACAAAAATAAGAGAAGATCTTGGAGGAATGGGTCAAAAGGTTTTTAATAACCTACTTACTTCCTTGAGAAAGAAGAGTGTCATAACAAAAGATAATAAAATAAATCCAGTATTAATTCCTAAAATGTCTGAAAATGGATTTAAGTTAATATTTGATTTTGAAGTAAAAAAATGAAACCAAAGAAAAAAACTTATGCAGATCAACTACATAGATCAAATATAGTTGATGGAGAAAAAACTAAAGAGCTAGCAAAGAAATATGACATGGATCTTGGCTTAATGAAAAAGCTCCTGGCTGCACCTTATGAGTTTATTCAGAAAAAAACAAGGGAACTTGATTTTAAAGATGGGTTGACTAAAGAAGAATTTGATAAAATAAAAAAAGACTTTAACATTCCTGCATTAGGAAAAGTTTTTGCATCAAATTACTTATATAACGAAATACAGAAAAAAAAGAATAAAACTAAAACAATAAGAGATGATAACAGATAAAGATTACACAAGAATAGGAATCGTAGTATTTAAAGTAGCTATTGTAGCATTTGCAATAGGAGTATTAATAGGGTATTTAATTTTTAATTAATATTAAAATGGAAGAAGCTAAATTATTTGTAACAACAGAAGATCTTTTAAATAAAACTTTAAAATATCTTGGAACAAAGCCGTACATTGAAGTCGCTGGATTAATAAAAGGACTTATGGCCGCAGCACCTTACAAAACAAAAATAGAAGAAAATAATGGAGAAGCAGAATCTTAAAAGAGGTCAGGCCTCCAAGGACGTAGAAAGGCTCAAGGGAGAGGAAGCCAGAGACCTTGGAGTTGCAGACTTCTTCAATACTAGAGATAGATCTAGAAGAGGATCAGGAGGACTTGTTGAGGATACAACTAAAGTTCTTAATGATGAGGTGACAGTAAAGGAAAGGTTATACGAGGACTCTCACAATGTAAGTGCAATCCCAGCGTATGTAAATCCAATGTTTGCAGGAATCTTTCTAACAGCAAAAAGAAATAAGATAACAGAGAATGGAATATATCTTCCAACTGCATCGTATGGAAAAGGAACTGATACAGATATGGATGTAGACTTTTCTGAAAAACAATTTGTATTAGCTGTAGGGCCACACACTCAACAAGTATGTGTTGGTATGGAAGTTGTTTTAAATATGGACAACTTTAAAAAAAGACTTGAGAGTAACATGGCTCAAAAGCTAAGTAAAGAATTTGAATACATATTGCCTATAGAGGTAATTGAAGGTACAGAATACCTGTACGTAAGCGAAAGAGATATAAAGTATATCTCAAATACTAATGGAATATTAAAAATAAAAGACAATGTTTAAAGACAAAAAAAAGAAAACAAAAGAGGTTAAATCAGCAAAAGCTGTAGTACAAACTAAAGCTTATAGTGAGCAAATTCACGATATGTTGGTAGAAGCAGAATTAATGCTTGACAAAGCACCAAAAACTCTTGAAATTCGTGGAGCATCAAAGAAACTTAACATTGCAATTGCTAGTCTTGCACAGGCAGGTAAGTTTGCAGAAGTTAAAGAATAACTGAATTGTCACACACTTATTAGGATAGCTCTACTTGACAGTAGGGCTATTTTTTTGTATATTGCAATACTATGAATATATTTGAGATTGAAAACAACGTAGTAACATTCAGCCCACAAGCATTAATGATAGCACCATTTAGGGCTTTATGGGATGCTGATGATTCTAAAGATAAGATACAAGCTACATCAGAATTGTCTTATGTTTATTACATGGCAGATGAGAGAAGTGATTTTATGCACATACTTGATAATGACGAAAGAGCAGAAGAAATTATAAGAATACTAGATCCGCCTAAAGGTTTAGACAGGACAAGAAAAGATTTAATCCGTGCTATAGGATATTACACAAAAGCATCAGAAACTACAAGTACTAAGTTGCTCCAAAGCACTAGGTTGGTTATTCAAAAGATATCTGAGTTTCTTGATAATGTTAATATGGATGAAAGGGACGAAAGAACTAAAAAGCCAATCCATGACATTGGAAAAATAACAGGAGCAGTAGAAAAGATACCTAAACTCATTAAGGCAATGAATGAGATTGAGAAAGAAGTAATAAAAGAAAAAATGCTTAAGGCTCAATCTGGAAACAGAGTTAGCTCTGTGTTTGATGATGATGGAATATGAGAAAATTTAATAGTATTCAAACAGAGCTTACTGATGATCTTCTTCTTTCTATGCCAAGAGAAGAAAGGCAAGACTTGCTTGATAGTATAGACTCTATAATGTTTATACAGAATCTTACCTCTCCAAAAAGAAACAAAGTAAAAGATCTTATTAGATGGGACAATCCTTTGCTTCCAGAATCAAGTGAAGATCCTGATATGGATTTAAGATTACCAGATCCAAATGGTAGAATAGCTGTTAACTTAACAGATCCGCATATACTGGAAGACATGGACTATTTTAGACCAAGTGCTCTTTACTTTGAAAAGCATGGGTGTTACACTAAGTTGTTTCCAAACAAAAATACCAATTCACTTTATTATAAATTCTGGCAAGAAGAAGCAAGAAGATGCAGAGAAGGATTTATAAGAGAATCTGATGGAGAATGGATACCCGGTAACTATTACTTTCAATTAAACTTTGCACCACTGCTTAGAGCAGAAATTATAAAAGGAACTAAACAGGCTGACAGGCTTGAAGGCTTTGCTTACGTGTATGATGCAGATTACTGGTTCTTTCACTATTGTGAACAAGCAAGAGCACAAGGTAAGCATGGTGCCAACTTAAAACGAAGGGGTTGTGGTTATTCAGTAAAAGCATCTAACATGTTGGCCAAGAACTTTATACTTGGAGACACAGATAAAGCTAGAAAGAAAGTAAAATCATTTGCTATTGCTAATGAGAAAGAATACCTAATCAAGGATGGTATCTTAAATAAATTTGTTAACGTAATTGACTGGAATGCAACGCATACGCCATGGCCGAGAGTTAGAAGTTTAAAAGATTCTTTAAATGATATGCACTGGAGGATGGGTCGTAAAGATAACATCCGTGGTACAGAGATTGGAGTGTTAAACGAAGTGATGGGTGTTACTTTAAAGAATGATCCACAGAAAGCAAGGGGAAAAAGGGGTGCACTAGTACTTTGGGAGGAAGCAGGTAAATTCTCTGACTTCCTTACAGCTTGGAAGATTGCACAACCATCTGTTGAAGAATCTGGATATGCATTTGGATTTATGATGGCCGGTGGTACAGGTGGTGTTGAAGGTGGAGCATTTGAAGGATTAGAAGAAATATTTTATAACTCAGATGGTTATAACATTATGTCAATGCCTAATGTGTTTGACAAGAATACAAATGGTAAAGGTAAGTGTGCATTTTTCTTTGGTACGTATCTTAACTTTCGTGGAAAAATGGACAAGAATGGTAACAGTGATGTTATTGGTGCCATGATTGAAATCAATAAGAATAGATCTAAGGTAAAGTATGGGTCATCTGACTTAAACACAATTGTACAGACTAAAGCAGAGGAGCCTATTACTCCACAAGAAGCAATCATGCGTACGCAAGGTTCAGCTTTTCCTGTAGCAGATCTAAGAGATTACTTAGAAGACATAATGCCAAACATGGAAAGATTCTGTGATTCTCACTGGATAGGAAGCTTGTCTTATGATGAAGAAGGGTTTACTAAGTGGGTAAACAGCACTGATCAGAATCCTATTAGAGAGTTTCCATTTAAAGTAAAAGGAAACACTAGTGCTGATGGAGCTATTGAGATATTTGAAATGCCTAACAAAGATAGAGACGGTAATGTGTTTCAAAATAGATACATTGGCGGAATAGATCCAATTGATAATGATTACACAATTGGTGGGTCATTAGCGTCTATACTTATATTTGATTTATGGACAGACAAGATTGTTGCGGAATATACTGGTCGTCCAAGATTGGCAGATGAGTTTTATGAAACATGCTTAAGACTAACTTCATTTTATAACGCACAATCAAATTACGAGAATAACCTGAAAGGATTGTTTTCTTACTTCTCCAATCGTAATGCTTTGTATCTGCTTGCAGATAGTCCAGAGATTTTGCGTGACATGGACATTGTAAAGAGTGCTCTCTTTGGCAATAGGGCAAAAGGTACTAGAACAACCAAAGAAGTAATTAAGCTCGGTAAAACGCTTCAGAGACAATGGCAACTTGCTCCGTATGAAGAAGAAAGATATGATGAAGAAACTGGAGAGTCTAGTAACTTTACAATTCCTAATCTAAGAAGGATTAGAAGCATTGGATATATAAAAGAGTGCATTGCATGGAATCCAGATATAAACACGGATAGGGTATCTGCAATGGACATGGTTATGATATTAAGAGAAGATAGGGCAAAGATGACAGATGCTTTTGAAGATCAAACTGAAGTAGACTCAAATACTTATTTTCATGACGATCCTTTTCTTGATGAAAACTGGAAAAATGCAGTTACCAAAATGTCCACAGGCTCAGGCCCCAACAAGAGCTTCATTAATGGGTTTTAGCTATAATATTAAAACAAATAAAGGAAGAATATTGATTAAATTTACAGAATATATTTAGATATGTCAGATACAAAAAACTTTCCTAGTCAAAAAATACCTTTTAGTAGAAAGGGTAAGCAGTGGCGTAAAGACCACATGGACTGGGCAGACCATAACAGTTACTTAAGCAACTCAAAGGTTCGTAGAAAATTAAAGCAAAAAAGAATTAACCTCAACCTATACAACGGTAAGGTAGATGTTAATGATATGAAATTGATTCTAAACCCAGGAGGTATGGAACAATTTTTTGTGCCTGATGCTATACAACATTATCCAATTATAACTCCTAGAGTTAATGTATTAGTTGGAGAAGAAAAGAGAAGAAAGTTTGACTGGTCTGTACAGATAGTTAATCCTGATACTTTATCTAAAATTAAAGAAGACAAGAAAAAGCTAGTTGATGCTAGACTTATGGAGATGCTACAATCGGAAGTGTCTGATGAGGAGCTTGAGCAAGAGTTAATAAAATATGGTGATTACATTAATTTTGATTACCAAGATATGCGTGAAAAAAGAGCTAATCTTTTAATGAAGCATTACATTGGTAAACTTGACATGAAAATTCAATTCCAACAAGGTTTCAAGGATGCCTTAATAATGGGAGAAGAAGTTTACATGTTTGACATAGTTAATGGAGAAGTAACATTTGAAAAGCTTAATCCATTAAAAGTACATACGCTACGTGGAGGATTCTCTAACAAGATTGAAGACTCAGACGTAATTGTTCTTGATGACTTCTGGTCACCTGGTAAAATACAAGATCATTTCTATAATGACCTAAGTGACCTTGATGTAAAAAAATTAGATGAAGGAGAATGGGCTGGAGACAACGTCAACTTAGATGGTGTTACAGAAGCTGTTGATGATGTGGCCGGATTAAAACTTCTTGATAGAGAAGGAATGGATTCTTACATAGACTCAACTGGAATATACGACAAGGCAGATCAAGCAGGAAGAAACACATATAAAGATGGGAATGGAAACATTCGTGTACTTAGAATGTTTTGGAGATCTATGAAGAAGGTTATAAAGGTAACTTACTTTGATGAGCTAGGAAAAGAACAAACAAAATTTAGGTCTGAAGATTATATCATCGATAAAGAGATGGGAGAAACTGCAAAGACCTTGTGGGTTCCTCAGTGGTGGAAAGGTGTTAAGATAGGTGAAGATACTTACTTACAGATTAAGCCAAGAGAAATACAATACAATAAATTAGATCAGCCAAGCTACAATTCATGTGGTATTGTTGGTCAAGTATATAATACAGGTGACGAAGAAGCAGTTACAATGGTGGATAGAGCAAAACCTTTCCAATACCTTTATGACATTTCTTGGTACAGAGTAAATGAAGCTTTAAGTAAATACTTAGGTTCTATCGTTGAATTAGATTTAGCAAAAGTTCCAACTGGATGGTCAGTGACTAAATGGTTGTACTTTGCACGTAAGTCTGGAATATCTGTAGTAGATAGTTTCAAGGAAGGACAAAAAGGAATGGCAAAAGGAAGACTAGCAGGATCAGTAGGTAATACAACTGGTAGAGTTCTTGAGCAAAGAGTTGGAGACTTCATACAAACTCACATCGATATGATGGAGTTTGCTAAATCACAAATGGACGAAATAACAGGTGTTTCTAGACAACGTCTAGGACAAGTCGAGAACAGGGAGACTGTCGGCGGAATAGAAAGAGCTGTTAGCCAGTCCAATCACATTACAGAAGAAATCTTTACACTGCATGACTATTGTAAGAAAAGATGTTTTCAAATACTTATTGAGACAGCTAAAATAGCACTCAAAGGTAAAGACATAAAGTTTTCTTACATTGGAGACGACATGACTCGTCAACTAGCAGAAATTGATGGAGATCAGTTTGCTGAAGAAGAATACGGATTAATGGTATCTAATGATGATGAGATAAATAGATTAGAGCAAAAGTTAGATGGAATGGTACAGATGGGATTACAAAACCAGATGCTTTCTTTCTCTACTGCTATTAAAATCTACAACTCTCCATCAGTAAGAGAAATTCAGAGACTCATTGAAAGAGGCGAGAATGACATGAAGGAAGCTCAGTCTAAACAAGGGGAAGAAGAGAACAAAAGATTCCAACAGCAAATAGAAGAGACTAAGAGACTTGACGAAGAGAACAAAAGAATAGAGTTAGAGAAGTTTAATAGAACAGACGAAACTAAAAGATATATTGCCGAGCTTAATGCTGAAACAGCTAGAATACAAAAAGAGCAAGGTGATACAGGGCTTGAAAATGATGATGATTTTGAAAAGTTTGAAGAAGAGCTTGGGATAAAAAGACAGGCACTATCTAACGACATGTTAAAGCATGATGATAATATGTCAATGAAAGCTAAAGAATTAGATATTAAAAGAAGTCAAGCAGCAAAAGCATCACAAACTAAAAAGTAAAACAAGATGGCAATAAAGTTAACACAAAACCAATTCTATGGAGATGAACTTGAGAAACCAATTTCATCAATTCCGGGTACTTTATTTATTGCAACAGACACTAATAAAATGTTTCTTTACAATGATCTAGGAGTTCCTGTGTTGGTTACTTCTCAAGGAGATTTTGGAGTTCCTTATACTGGAGCTGTACAAGATCTAGACATGGGAGTTAATGGAGTTATAGCTCAAAGTCTTCAAGTATCTGGTGGTGCAGGAGGAGAAGGCTCACTAACTTGGAATGCAACAGAAGCTACAATGGATCTACAGAGTGGTGGAGTTACTTATCAGTTAGGACAAGAAATTGCACCATTGGTAAGAAACGCAACGGGTAGTACAATAGCAAATGGAACGCCTGTTAGGTTTGCAGGAACAAATGGTAATTCAGGAAGAATATTAGTTGCACCTGCAATAGCAGATGGAACAATCCCTTCCTCTTACATCTTAGGAGTATCTACGGAAGAGATACTTAACGGAGCAGATGGACACGTAACTTGGTTTGGAAAAGTTAGAGGAATACCCACTAATGGTTCAAATTATGGACAGACTTGGATTAATGGAGATTTAATTTATGTAAGTGAAGTAACAGCAGGATTTTTAACAAACGTAAAGCCAGAAGCACCAAACGCACAAATATTTATTGGGGTTGTTGTTAATGCTAGTCCATCTAATGGAACTTTGTTTGTGAGACCATCTTGGAGAGGACTACTTATAGATTTAGAAGATGTTAATGGTCCTGCAACAACTACAGGTCAAATTCCAGTATGGAATGACACTCTTAAAGTATTTCAATTTTCAGAAAATATTCTTAAGTACAGTAAATTAGGAACTACAGGCACGCCATTTTTATTAGAGGCTACTCCAAGTGGAACATCATCTTACTCAGATTCTAATGGTGTAGTATATCTTAATTGGGTAGGAGCTTCAGGACAATACGACCTTACGCTTCCATCTGCAGCAATAGAACCTTATAGAGTAATAAGATTTATTAACGATGGGACTATAGGGGCTAACGACAAAGTAAATTTAGTTGCTCCTGGTGCTGAAACAATTGATGGACAACCTGGGTACATATTAAATAAACCTTATGGTGGAGTTCAAGCTTGGTCAGATGGAACCAATTGGATTATAATGCAAGCAAAGGGATAATCAAAAATGAAGCAAACACAAAACCAGTTTTTTGGATTTGATAGAAAAAAAGCTCGTAAAGCCAACCCTGGTACAATATACGTTGCTTCAGATACTAGGAAGCTTTATATTTATGATGAAAATGGAGATCCTAGAACAGTAAATGCAACTGCTAGTGGTAGTGCAACAATAGTTGATAGGTATTCTGATTTAGATTCAATTGCTGACGAAGGATCTATTGCTTTTGTCTTATACGATACAGGTACAGCTTGGCTTCCTGGATCTTTAGGAGGAACATACTACCCTATGGGATGGTATGCTTTTTTAGGAAATGTATGGGTATCTGATAGTAAGTTTATAGATCAGCAGCTAGCCCAAAATGAAATACTAATAGCAGCTAATACCTCAAGTATTAGTAATCATATAGCTGACTTAGAAAATCCTCATCAAGTAGACAAGACTGATGTAGGTTTAGGTAATGTAGATAATACTTCTGATGTAAATAAACCTATAGGTTCATTAACTCAATTAGCCCTAGATGGTAAAGCAGATACAGACCATAATCATGTAAAAGCTGATATAACAGATTTTAATGATGCAGATTACGCAACTGCTGCACAAGGTGCCTTGGCAGATACTGCTATACAGTCTGGGGATAATATTTCTGAGTTGTTTAACGATGAAGTGTATTTGCAGGCAACTGACAATGTATCGGCTCTAACAAATGATGCTGGGTATATTTCAGGAAACACATTAACTGATTATAGAAGTGATGCAGATGGAACTACTGTTTATAGTGGCTATTTATTAAACAGTGTAATTACAATAAAAAAATGTATTGACGGTGTTGAAACATTTGGACAAAACTTGACTAATCTAGAAACAGATTGGACAAATAGATTGAGTTTAACGTACATATAATTGTACTTAACTATATATATATATTATTAATTAATTAACAACAAGAAACAATTATGGCATTTGTAGCATTAGATTGGAGTATTACAAGGAATGGGGCCGCATTGGACGTTCGCTATATTGGCGATACGCACACAGGAACCACTCCTTCTTACGCCACAACAATTGAGCTCCACAGGGCTCTAGGAGATTTCGCAGATCAAGAGCAAGACTCTGGAGATGACGAACTTTCGATTATCAACAAAACACCTTCGGATCGTGGGGGTGCGGATACAAACATCACGTTATTAAACGGATGTAATTTAGACGATGCGTCTGTAGAGTACATCTACGATGGATCATTAACTCAAGACGCAGGAGATACTATCTATGATGGTATTCAGACGTTTGGTAACGCAACTAGTATTCAGGTAATACAAAATGGTGCTAGACTTACTAATGACTTCTGGAACGAAGCAAAAATGATTGCTGCTGTATCAGATGCACTATCTTCTACATCTCACAGGTTCTTAGTTAAAGTAAGAACAGGTGGATCTGATATTGATGGTCGTAGACTTATTGGTACTCAAAGAGTATTAGGAACTGCCTACACAGAATTCTCTATTGGTGGTGGAACAAACAGAGGTAACAACACATTAGCACTTACTGCCAACACGGATGGAAACAACCAGACTGCAGAAGGTACTATTGCTACTTGGACTGACATTGTAAATGACAAAGAAGGTTATTCTGCAATTGATGCTGATGGTAACACAGTAGATGAATTTTACTACTCTAACTGGGAACTTGGATCAAGAAGTAAGAATGAGTTTTACGAAAGATCAAAGTGGATTCAACGTGAAGGTTCAGCTGAAACTATATATGGTCTTAATGGTGATATCTTTAGAGGTATTACTCATCAAATCAATATAGATGGTCCAACAGGAACATTTGTAGAACCAGAAGCTTTGTCTTGGTCAGGTGGTACTGGTCAATTGTTAGCAATTGATTCTGTAACAGCAGGTACTCAGATGTGGATTCAATTACTTTCTGGAGTTATACCAACAAACGATCAAGTAATAACTGGTGCTTCTACAGCAACAGCTACTGTTAATGTGACAATTACACCTAGACTTATTCCAGCTACATTTGTAGGAACATCTACAGGTACAGCAATTAACCCAGCAGCCTATGGTATTGGTATTGGTTCGGATGATTTAACTCAGAATGATCTTCTTGAAGATTTAACTGGAACTAACAGGACTCCTCCAAACAATATTAGTTACACTGTAAACAACACTGTTTCTGGAGATTATGTTATTACATCTAACAATGCAGCAGGAGACTTTGATTTAACTCAATTGTCTATTACTAATGCAGAATCAGGAGCATCAGTAACATCAATAGTATTTGATGAAACTATTTCATCTGATACTCCAAGACCAGGAGGTACAGTTCGTGTAGAACAGTCTAACGGAAGTTATAGAAGAATTGCTTATACAAGCATTACTACCACTACCGTTACTGATGATACAATAAACTTCTCTGCACTTGATTTCTCAGGTACAGGAGCAGATCTAGTAATTGGAGGTAACGCATTTGTTACCTACATTGATAGAGTTGCAACAGGAGTTACTGAAGCTGTAACTTACGTATTTAGTTCTCCAAGAACATTATTTACAAGAGTAAGAAATGCTACTCCAGGAAGTGAAATCAAAACCTTTGAAACAACTGCTTTAGTTGGAGCAGGTGGTGGTGCATCTACTGTTGGTAGAATTGATGACTTCTAGTAGTAACTAGTAAACAACAATACCGTCTCATTCGATTGAGGCGGTATAACTAATAATAATCAGGCTCACTCTTTGTTGGGTGGGCCTTTTTTTAGTATATTTAAAAAAAAATAAATGGCAGCACCTACATATACAACAGACTTAGCAACAATAAACCTCATGACAGGATCTCATGTAGAGCTTACGGGTGCAACGGATGGTAGGATTACTAATAACGATCCAGACAACTTTATTGCTGGTACAAATTGTGCAACGTCACAAACACGTACTGGTGGTGATGTATCAATAGGACATCCATCAAATACAGTTACAATACCAGCAGGTTCTGCTGTTTTTTCTTGGACTTATCACGGAGCAATGCCTACGGTAGATACGTTTGCTAATGATGGCATAAGAATATGTATAGGAAACTCATCTGCCAATTATAACCAATTTACTATTTATGGTAGAGACACTCTTCCAAAAGGAGGATGGTATAGCTCTGCAGTAGATCCAACAAGCACTCCGGATTTAACACAAGGGAGTCCAACTGCAGTTACTAGTACTTTTGGTTCAAGAACTTTTATGACTGCAGCAGTAAGTAAGGGTAATCCATTTGCTATTGATTATTCAAGATACGGAAGATCCTTAATAGTAGATGAGGGAGAGATTGCAATTCCTGCAACTTTTTTAGGAGCAGCAACTCAAAATGATTTAGTGGCTAATAAGTGGGGTTTGTTTGAAGTATCTGCAGGTGGTTTTTCACATAAAGGTTTGTTTCAAATTGGAACAGTTGCATCAGCAGCTTTCTTTGAGGATAGTAATAAAAATATAGTTTTAGAAGATAATATTCATTGTGCTGCAGGATTTACAGAATATGAAGTAATAAATACAGGAACAAAAGTTATATGGACAGGTATTCAGATATCTGCATTAGGAACTACTACTAGAGGTTTATTTACAGTAACAGATAATGCAGTAGTAGAAATAACTGACTGTACTTTTAACGACATGTCAGATTTTAGTTTTCTTTCTAACACAGCAGTTGTAGGAACTGTTTTTAGAAGATGTAATTTAGTAACCCAGGGAGGTTCATCTATAACTAGCTCTACTTTCTCAAATAGTACAGCTGCAACTTCTTTATTGGCTAGTGACATGACGTTAGTTACAGGAAATAGTTTTGTCTCTGATGGATCTAATCATGCTGTAGAAATAACTTCTATTGGAGGAGGGTCTATAGATTGGGACAATCAATTGTCTGGATATGTAGCTGGAGTAGCAGCATCACCAGTTACTGCAACCTCAACAGGAAATGAAGCGATATATGTCAATGTAGCTTCCGGAACACTTACTATAAATGTTGCAGCAGGTGCATCAGTGCCATCTATAAGATCCGCAGGAGCAATAGTAAATGTTGTAGCAGGAGCTGTAACATACAAAATAACAGTACAAGACACGGCAGGTACAGCAATACAAGATGCGAGAGTATTTTTTCCAGTAGCAGCTGGAGGATCATTATTTTTTCAAGCATCTGTAACAATTGCAAGAATTGGAACTGTAGCAACAGTAACTCACACTGCTCATGGATTAGCAAATGGAGATAAAGTAGTAATAAGAGGAGTTGATCAAAGTGAATATTATGGAATACATACAGTTTCAAATGTTACGACAAACACTTATGATTATACAGTAGCTGGTTCTCCTACTACTCCTGCAACAGGAACTATAACGTCAACTTATGTTCTTATTAGTGCACTAACAGATGTGTTAGGTGTAGTTCAAGGGTCTAAGACATTTGCAACAAATCAACCAATTGGAGGGAATGTTAGAAAGTCTTCTGCTTCTCCTTACTACAAGACGGGAGCAATTGTTGGAAGTATAAACAAAGACACTGGACTAGATTTAACTATCACTTTATTAAGTGACGAATAAACAAAAAAACAATGGCTGTAACAATAGACTGGGCTACTAGAATAATAAGTGTGTCTAAAGACTTTACTGACTTAGTTCAAACAACACCTCAAGAAATAAGGCAATTAAGTTTGAACACTTTTAGATTGGCTTTAAAAGACTTGGAGGATGATGCTGAGGGTATGACTTTTTTAGATACTCATACGCACAACACTGAAGTTTTACTAGGAGGTATTGTGTATGCAAGAGTAGTTGAGATAATAAATGATTACACTATTACATTTGAAGATGGACAATATGCTGTCAATTTATTTGGAGCAAACAGTAATGTTGGTGATAAAGTAAATGTAAATCAAGTATCTGTAAGAACAGCAAATTCAGCAGGACTGATATCTAACCAAGCAATTGAATATTCTTCTTTTGGTAATGCTGTTCATATAAATGAAAACAGTGGAGTAACAGGAACTGAATTTCCAAAAGGAACACCTCAATCTCCTGTAAACAACATGGCCGATGCTAAACTGATTGCAGACCTTAGAGGATTTAATACTATTAGAGTTAGTGGTAACTTTACGTTTGGATTAGGAGATGACTTAGAGAACTTTTTAATCTTTGGACAGAATCCAAATAAAAGTTTATTGACATTTCAATCAGGTGCATTAACTCAAGATGTAGATTTACATAACGCAACAGTACAAGGAGACTTTGATAACCAAGCAACTTTTGTAGACTGCAGATTATTAGATATAAATTTTGTACAAGGATTTGCAGACAGGTGTGTACTGGCAGGAACATTTGTTTTATCTGGATCTGGTGAAACTGGTTTCTACGATTGTTTTGATGGATATGCTCAAGAATCAATTTTACCAATAATAGATTGTGGAGGATCAGGAAGAAATGTTTCAATAAGAAATTACCAAGGAGATTTAAAGCTTGTAAATAAAACAGGACCAGAATTTGTAGAAATTAATGGTAATTCTGGAGGAACTATTATTTTAGATAGTACTATTTCAAATGGAACAGTAAGGCTTACTGGTCTCTTAAAAGTAGATGACAGCTCAGTAGCTCCAGCAATAATTGATATATCAGAAGTTAGTTTTCCAGATTTAGCACAGTACTCAGCATTTGAAGAAAATAGTGTTTGGTTAGACGAAAGTTCTGGCTTCTCAGGAACAAAGTTTCCAACAGGAACTGCTAGACAGCCTGTTAACAATGATGCAGATGCTCAAGTAATAGCAGAAGATTTTGCTCATTTTAATATACACATAGACGCTGCAGCTACAATAAATGCAAATCATTCAAACATAACATTTATAGGTAGGTCTGCTAGAAATACTCAATTAACTATAGCTGGGACTTCATCTTTATCTGGTTGTGAGTTCAAGACAATGCTATTAACGGGTGACTTAAATGGAAATGGATCTGCATATTATACAACGGTAGCAATGAAAAATTTAATCGGTGTTTATGGACACGCTGAAGGTTGTGTGTTTAGAGAAGGTACTATTACTTTGGCACCTAACGCTATATTAATGGCTAACAGATGTGCCTCTGTAGCTGCACAAGATCCTGGAGGAGATGTACCTATAATAGACTGCAATGGATCTGGAAGAATAGCAATGAGAGAATTTAGCGGAGAAGTTATCATAAAAAATAAAACATCTGGAGCCAATTGTTCTTTAGGATTGTCTGGAGCTGAAGTAACTTTAGACTCAACAATTACATCTGGAACTTGGAGAGTGTTTGGAGTAGGAACGCTAACAGACAACAGCATAGGATCAGCAGTAGTTGATAGCAGTGGTTTAGTTTCTAAAGAATGGACTCAAACAGAAATAGATGAATCATTAGCTTACAGTAAAAAAGCAAGTGATAATGCGGAGCAAGTTAATTTAAAAATAACTTAATACATACTTTAGCTATAATATAGAAGTTCCCTTTTTGAAAAAAAAGGGTATTTTTGTTTATACGACAATTTCACAATGGGCCTAATAACACTAGACATATCAGCTAAACTTAATCAGCGACCAAACTCTTCTGGGTGGGTATCTATTAATATAGACAATGGGGCTATACATACATTCACTCTTGCAAATTTTACTACAGAAACAAATCCTGCGTACGGTGACCCTGAAGGAGATCCATTAGAATCAATAAATATTCTTAGCCTACCTTCACAAGGAGTTTTAAAACTTTCTGCAGTTGCAGTAACTGTGCCTCAGATAGTAACGTCAGCAGAATTAGTAGCTGGTGATTTAACCTATGAGTCAGATGTTTTAGATACTGATGGATACACTGACAGTTATATGTACTTTGTAGTTTCTGATACTGGATCTAGTTTGTTTACACTTAAGTCAAACCCTGTTTCACTTAGAGTAGCAACATCTATAAACCTTGCACCAAATCAAGTTGGAAATACAGAAATAACAATTCCTCATGGATCAACAACAGTTATAACTACAGCAATGCTTACTACGGGGTTAAACCCACCATACGAGGATCCAGAAGGAGATGCAGCGTCTATGTTATTAATTGAGAGTTTGCCTATATACGGTGTTCTTCTTCTTAATGGTATTAGAGTTTATGTTGATCAAGAGATATCATTTACTGATATAACTTCAGGATTATTTACTTATGTAAATAGCAACTTAGAAGAAAAAGGAATAAAAGAAGAATTTAATTTTAAAATCTCTGACGCTGGTTCAGGGGAATACAGAGGATAATGGCAAATTTTATATTTAATATAGAAGAATCATCGTTTAAAGTAAAACAACTAGCTAGTGTAGTTACTGAGTGTGCAACAATATTTTCATTTCAACTTACTGCAACTGTAGGAAACAGTGTAAGAATAAGTTTAGACAATGCAGTTCAGACTACCCTAAATTATGACAATGCATTTTTTACTATACTAGGAGTAGACACGCCTTGGGATGGTGCTGATAAAGTATTTACGTATAGTACTCCTATATCCTTCTCCTACTCAATTTCCAATTCAGGAACTCCTGGGTTGTTTAAAAAAGTAAAAGCTGAAGCATGGGATGATACTACTGTTGATCCTTTTAACTATTGGAATCAAATTACAGAAAGATCCAACGATAATTTACCCTGTGACAATCCAACTGGAGTAGGTGCTACTTATGATGAATTAATAGACACTCCAACAAACAAAACTGGAAGTGCACTAAAACTAGTTAGAGTTAATGCCGCTGAAGATGCACATGAATATATAGATGCAGGATTACTTGGTGTTGACCTCAATTACACGCACGTGCAAGCAAGTAGTGCTTCTTGGATAATAGCACATAACTTAGGAAAGATACCTTCTGTAACAGTACAGGATGGGGCAGGCAATAGAGTTCATGGAGATGTAGCCTACACAGATTTAAACAATTTAACAATAACATTTAACATAGCATTTGCTGGAACGGCTTATCTTAATTAATGGAGAAACTAGGAACAGATCTTGACCTTAATGGCAACCATATAAAACAGCTAAAGGTTGAACCTTTGTTGGCACTACCAACAGGATTGGGTGCGAGTGATGCAGGTACAATAGTATTTATATCTCCTGTAGTTGCTTTTTATGGATGGGACGGAACGATGTGGACTAAACTAACAAATGAATAGATGAGCGAAATATTTAACAAAGACGTAAGTATATTAGGAGATACTACTACTTCAGGAAAGCTTGGAGTTGGTGTTCCTAACCCTGTTGAAAAGGTAGAAGTAGATGGTAAAGTAAAGTCTGATGCTTTTATAACAGGCGGAGGTACTAGTACTGATTTTGTGAAAGGTGATGGAACACTGGATACAAATACTTATCTAGTACAAGCAGATGTAGATACTTACATACATGATCAAGGCTTACCAAATTCAGTCTGGACAATAACACATAATCTTGACAACTATCCAAGCGTTACGGTTGTGGATACAGCTAACACGGTAGTAATAGGTCAAGTAGATTACGTATCATTAAATTCTATAACAATAACATTTAGTAGTGGCTTTTCTGGTAAAGCCTACTTAAATTAATAATAAATAAATAATAAAAAATGGCAGATATTAAATTTTTAGTAGATTTAGATTTATCAAAAAATCAACTACTTAATGCAGTAGTTCAAAACTTAGCTACGGCCCCTTCAACACCTGCAGATGGTCAGATATACTGGGATACAGATGACAATACGCTTTATGTGTATAATGCAGATGGTCCAGCTTGGATTGATTTAGGAGAAAGCGGTATTACAAATCTTGGCTACACAGCAGGAGTATCTAATGGAACTGTAACATCAAGTTCAGGAACTAACGCAACTATTCCTTTAGCAGATGGTACTAATGCAGGTCTTCTTACTGCAGCTGAAAAAACTGTCATAGGAAACACAACAAACATAAACAGCGGAGATAACGCAACTAACTCACAGTATAGTGGATTAGTTTCTAACGTAAGCACAAACTTATCTGAAGGTACAACCACCTTAACAACTGTTGATGTAAATTCTTCAGACGGAACAAACGCAACTTTGGCATCAGCATCTACTTCAAGAGCAGGTGTAATGAGCAAAGCTAAATTTGACGAAGTAGTAGCCAACAACGCTAAAGTTTCTGACATTAATCACAATGTAACTACAAACCTTAGTGAAGGTACAACTACAACTACTACTGTAGTAGTAGAGTCTTCAGATGGTACTGACGCTACATTAGCACAAGCATCTTCAAGTAGAGCTGGTTTATTAAGCTCAGCAAAGTTTGACGAAATAGTTGCCAACTCATTAAAAGTAAGTGACATTCCTGATAACGTCACTACTAACTTATCTGTTACCACAACTTCAACAACAAATACTGTTGTATCTAGTGATGGTACAAATGCAACTCTTCCAGCAGCAACTACTACAGTAGCCGGTGTAATGACAGGTGCAGACAAGTTAAAGCTAAATCTCATTGAACCTTTAGCAGATGTAACGGATGCAACAAATGTAAATGCAGCAGGAGCTGTAATGAATTCAGATTCAACAACCGCATCAATGAGCTTTGTAATTGACGAAGATGCTATGACATCTGACTCAGCAACTAAAGTTCCAACACAACAAAGTGTTAAGGCTTATGTAGACACTGAGGTTGGAGCAGTAGTTCCTAACTCACCTACAGCATTAAGTACAGGTACCGTTACCAACACAACTTACGGTATTACTTCTGACGGATCTGCCAATGATGTTATAATAGCAGCAGCAACTATATCTGCATCTGGTGTAATGACTGGAACTGACAAAACTAAGCTTAATACAATAGAGACAGGAGCAAACGTTACTGACGCTACCAATGTTAATGCTGCCGGAGCAGTTATGAATAGTGATACTAGTACAGCGGCTATGTCATTTGTTATTGATGAAGATGCCATGGGAAGTAACTCTTCTACTAAGGTTCCTACTCAACAATCTGTTAAAGCTTATGTAGATGCAAACTTAGCAGCTAATGATGCAATGATATTTAAAGGTACAATCGGTACAGGTGGTACTTTAACACTAGCAGCATTTAATGCTCTAGTTGTTTATGATGCAGGTTGGTCTTACAAAGTTATTACAGCAGGAACTTACAAAGGAGTTGTTTCTGAGATTGGAGATATGTTTATAGCTACAGTTGATAGAGCTTCTGGTGGAATTAATGCAGACTGGACAGTAGTTCAAGCTAATCTTGACGGAGCAGTAATTGGGCCAGCTTCAGCAGGGTCTGGAAATGTGGCTACATTTGACGGAACATCTGGAAAATTAATACAAGATTCAGGATTAACATTAACAGGATCAAATACAGGTGATGAGCCTAATGCTAGTACTACTGAAAGAGGTATTATTGAAATAGCAACAATTGCTGAGACTAATACAGGAACAGATGCTACTAGAGCAGTTTCTCCTGATGGATTAGATGGATGGACAGGTTCTGCACAAGTAACCACAGTTGGAACAATAGCTGCTGGAACTTGGCAAGGTACTGCTATAAACCAAACTTACTTAGTTGGTCAAAGTGGAACTAACACTGGTGATGAGCCACCAGCTTCAACAACTGTAGCTGGTATTTCTGAACTAGCTACAAACACAGAAGCTAATACAGGTACTGCTACTAACAGAGTTCTTACTCCAGCAAACCTTAGGAGTGTTCTTGGAACAACAGGAACTCTTTCTAC